GATACTCACCTGCGTACTGATGAACCATCAAGCATCGGTGCTTTACAAGTTGACATTGTTCTCCCCGGGACAGCAGACGGAGATCACCATGCCGACAAACCTAACCCACGCGGTGCAATCAAACCAGAAGGACACACCAGAAGATGTTTGGTAAAAATGAGTTAGTTTCTCCAACGTATTTCAAGAACATGGGCCCAAACGAGCTGATGGTAACGTCAGTGTTTGCTACCCTGCAGGGCGAAGGTCCCTTCAGCGGCGAGCCCGCCGTGTTCGTTCGTTTTAGCAAGTGCAACCGAGCCTGTACGTTTTGCGACACCTGGTTTGACTCGGGTGATGTTCTCACGTTTGATCAGGTGCTGGCCAAGATCCACGGTGCGGTTGACAGGGAAGTCGAGGCCAACGGTATCAACCGAGAAGCATTCATGGACAGGCTGCTGATTGTCGTCACCGGTGGTGAGCCCATGTTGCAGAAGAATCTCACCGCATTCCTGGAGTTCCTGCACTCACAAGGCTTCCGAACGCAGATTGAGAGCAACGGGGACTTCCTGCGCCCACTACCCGACGAGACCACCTTGGTGGTAAGCCCCAAGGCCAACGAAAACACCGGACGTTATGGTGACATCCGCCCAGACGTGTTTGCTCGTGCCAACGTGCTCAAGTTTGTTGTGAGCTCTGATCCCAACAGCACACACCACGACGTGCCGGGCTTTGGCTATGAGTTCCGCAAGCAGAAGGGCCCCCGTAGCGTGTATGTGAGCCCCATGAACATCTACAATCGTGCACCGGTAAAGGTGGGCAACAACGCTAGCCTGGAGATGCGCAGCGAGGTTGATGAGCGCATCAGTTTTTGGACCGAGGGTCTGTTGGATCAGGGCAGTAACCAATACAATCATGAGTATGCAGCTTTATTGGCAATGAGGCACGGGTTTACCTTGCAGTTGCAAAGCCACCTCTACGCCTCGCTTCCTTAATGATTTCAGCATGATGGTGGAGCAACCCCTCTCCACCATCATGCTTGTGCTCTAGGCTCTTCCCTGTGAGGATTGGATTTAGTCTTACAAGAAGGATATGACATGACGAAGCCAATAATACCGTTCGGATGGATGCCCGGCCATTGGGGTCTCCGAGGGACCACCCGTGAAATCGCCAAGGCCGAGTACGAGCTATCTGGCATGGAGCTTGAGATACGACTAGCGGAGATACGGATCTCCGATGACAAGGAACTGAAACGAGAGTTGCTAGCCATACATCGTCGTCACGATCGGATCACCACCGAGCAGTTCGAGGATCGCATGACCGATCTGTCTGACTTCGAGGATGAAAACAAGAAGGTCCTGGCAAAGCTCGATCTGGATCTTAAGTACAAGCGAATTACCCAAGAAAAGTACGATCGCGCCAAGGCCGACATGTTGGGCGAACCGTGGGTTAGCATGCCCAGGATACATTGGAGCCCATTGGGAAAACCTCGGGCATTCTTCGAGCTTGATTATAACGAGCATTTCGTCAAGCAGCTCAGGGATAACGGATACAGCGGTGATGACACCGAAATCGTGAATCAGTGGATGAATGACGTATGCGAGGGAATCCTCGAGGAATCGTCCGCTGACGACCTAGGAGGTCGACGCTGGTCTGACGAACCGACGTGATTTCCAAAATGGTGCGGTACCGAGGCTTGATCTGCCAGCGTGCTGCTTGCTATAGTGCTAACGCTCCGGAGAAAGCCGATGGCCACATACATCATCATTGATAATCAAAACCTTTTCATGCGCATCCGCCACGGCGTTCGTGCTCCGGATACCGAGCAGCAGCTCTCCCTGGCACTCCACATCATCCTTACCAGCATCAAGAAGGTCTGGAATCAGTTTGATGGTAGCCACACCGTGTTTTGCCTCGAGGGAAGGAGCTGGCGCAAGAACGTGTATGCTCCGTACAAGGCAAACAGGAAGGCCGCGGCGGTTAGCAGGACTCCAAAGGAGGTCGAGGACGATGCGGTGTTCTTCGAGGTCATGGACCATTTCGTCAAGTTCGTCGACTCCCAGACAAACTGTACAGTCCTAAGGCACCATGAGGCCGAGGCCGATGACATGATCGCCCGCTGGATAGCCCTCCATCCCGACGATCAACACGTCATCATCAGCAGCGACAGCGATTTTCAGCAGCTCATAAGCCCAAACGTGAAGATTTACAACGGTATAGTCGGATTGCTGTACACGCACGAGGGGATTTTCGACAAGGACGGCAAAATCGCAAAGAACAAGCAAGGTGTAGATCTCCCGACCCCCGACCCTGAATGGCTGCTCTTCGAGAAATGCATGCGGGGCGACGACGGCGACAACGTGATGAGCGCCTATCCGGGCGTGAGGACCAAGAAGCTTCTGGAGGCATATGCCGACCGGCGCACCAAGGGGTTCGTTTGGAACAATCTCATGCTTAGCAAATGGATCGATCACGAGGGCACTGAGCACAGGGTCAAGGACGACTTCGAGAGGAATCGACTGCTGATCGATCTAAGCCATCAGCCAGCCGATCTGATCGAAAAGTTTGACGAATGCATAATCCGGTCCATAGTCAGGGACCCGCGCAAGCAGGTCGGGCTTGCCCTGATGCGCTTTTGCAATCAGCAAGGATTGGTAAAGATTGAAAAATCAAGCTCCGAATACAGCCCGTGCCTCAGCGCCGTGTACAGGGGACCGTTGGTAGGCCAATAAATATCGTGTGCTTGACCATGAGCTTTCAAACGCGCTGAAGACCATCACTGATTCGCGAAATCCAGAAATACATCATTATCATAGGGGGTTGCATCCGGGGATCGGCTGGTATATCAAGACCATCGTGCCGGGCCCATCCGAGGACAAGAACATCGATGCACTGCACTACGACTGGCGCGACTTCCAGATAATGAACAGGAAAATGGTTAGGCTTAGCCATCATGCATACGACTGGTCCGGATGCCAGATCCAAGGATGGTGGACGGTCTGGCTTCATGAATCAATAGACGTGGTATGGAAGATGGAGGACGACGGTAGGATGAGGTTTTCCACGGTGCCGTTTAACCACGGTCTTAACCTATCCGCCGAACTGATCAAGCAGTGGCTACGAAACACGGCCCCGGATGATGCTAGAAGCCACGGTAACCTAGAAGAAATCGCCGAGTTCCTAAGAACCTACACATCGGATCCCGTCAGCAGGGAAAACCGCAAGCGCATGAGGATCATTTCAAATGACTAGGTATGTTTTTAGGCCGCTGACCGATAGTAGCTGGATGCTATCCGTCAACGGTGAGCGCATGGGCATAGCGAGCAAGACCTCGGACGGTCGGATAAGGATGATCGGTAAAACGGCGGCGGGGGTGTATGCGAGCTTCGACGAGATAGGCAAGGCGTCCGGAGCCACGATAATCATGGAATCACCCCCAGAACCGGTCCACGAAAAGGAAGCCGGGCTCGTGGACGGATTCCCGGTCAAGCATGATACCTGGCACAATGTCGAGACCGATCCGGTCCCAAGCTACACGAGGACCACAAAAAGCAACAACAGGTTTGCTGCCGGATACTACGCCCTTCATTTCGCCAACGGGTGGACCCAAAGCTTTTGCCCACGCTTGTCAACCCTATCAGAACACGAATTCGTAGGACCCTTCAAGACCAAGCTGGAAATGCAACACAACATTTCCATCAAGAGCAAGGCGATAGATGTCTAGGATCACCGGATTTGGTGGCCAGAATCATTTCCTTAGCAATTTCCATCCGTCCGAGGTCTTCCTTGACGGTCTACCCTACGCGACCGTCGAGCATGCTTACCAGGCGTCAAAAACCGTTGATCCCGGGGACAGGGAGATCATACGCGAGTCTTCCGGCCCGGGGATGGCAAAAAAGCTCGGGAAGCACCTGATCTTGCCGCACGATTGGGAAACGAGGAAGCTAGCGGTCATGGGAGATCTCCTATGGCAGAAATTCACCCTGCATGATCATCTCCAACGCAAGCTTCTGGGAACCGGCACTCACGAGCTGATAGAAACCAACTGGTGGGGAGATACATACTGGGGTGTGTGCAACGGCGTAGGACAAAACAATCTTGGTCGATTGCTAATGTCGGTTCGCTATCATCTCACGCATGACGACACAGGGAGTAACACGCAATGAGCATGGCCCCGCTCGAGGACTTCATAAAAAAGTACCAAAATGCCAGGAATTACAACAGCAAGGAGCTTAGGCTTACGATCACCGAGGCCGAGCAGCTTAGCACATCAATCGCTCTCATGCTAGCGAGCACGACCAACTTGGGCAACAAGGTGATAGAGCTGCAGGATCAGCTGCTACAGGGTAGATCCGAGATAGAGGTCACCGGGGGATCCTTTACCTAGCGCCCACAAAACGACCATGCTGCTAAATAATAGCATGAGTCGTCCAAAGCCCGTCGTTCTGCTGGACCATACCGATGCGAAATCATATCGCAGCGAGCAGGTACTTGCGGCAGACGGGATCTATGCGGTTTTTTATCAGGACCGGCCCATAAATCTGCGCAGCCTAAACAAGCTGCTTGACTATCCAGGTCCAAAATACCGAAAGGTGAGCTTTTCGAATCCGGGCCACGCCCATAATTTAGCAGAAAAGCTCAACGTGCTGTTCAAGACATCCGAGTTCTCAGTCTATCTCTTGACGAACGGGCAAAAGGTGGATGAAAGTAATAACGGGAACAAAACCGCTACCTGACTCCTGGAAATCTAGATCAGATCTAGCTAAGATCGTCCTTAGCGATCCGGACCTTGACGGGTTCTCCGCCCGACATGGCACCTTTGGTTCCCACGTGCCACCAAACGATGCCGTGAATCTGCTGTTTTTTGGAACGAGCTGGCGCTTAACGGAGGTCGGGCTGTCGGTAATGCTGCACCTGTACGAGTCAATGATCCATTCTCACCAGGCGAACAACGTGGTAACCCCGCGCATCATCATTGGATTAAGCAGGCTGGTTACCGGACCATGGAGCATAAATCGCGGAGCGGTGATCATATGGGATAAGCGTCTACATTTTGAGCTAGCCATGGTCGACGGGGACATCCACAGGCTAATGGATTTCAAAAACGGCATTTGACTTACCAGGCCGGCAGTGATATAAAGAGTCAGCGTTACCTAGCAGAAGGGATAAGCAATGGCTAACAAGGCAGCCACGAACAGGCCCATGGACATTGATCTGATCAGACCGAGCAGGCTAAAGCTGGCGATCGAGCACAGCATCAAGAGAAGCCGTCCTCTTTTCATCTGGGGACAGCCTGGCATTGGCAAGAGTGACATCGTGGCCGAGGTGGCCCGCCAGCAGGGCCGCCCATTGATTGATATCCGGCTCCCGCTCATGGAGCCGACCGACATACGCGGCATTCCCTATCTCGCTGACATCAAGGTTTATGACAAGGAGGGTAACCTCCTGCGGGACGACCAGGGTGTGCCCATTACTGATAAGCAGTTCCGCTGGAGCAATCCGAGTGATTTGCCCACTGACGAGGCCAGCCGAGCGCTGGTGTTCTT